GCATTTAGGGATTGTTGGCATTTAATCATCTGTTGATTTTCTTACGTAGTTCCAGGCCGGAAACTTATTGGCAAAATGCGCCTTAGTTTTTATCTCTCCGCTTGTGGATTCGATATATATCTCATCGGGTCCAAGTGTCAATACAACCCAAGCATGGCAACTATTGAAGTCTGCTATTTCTGTGTCGTTTATTGTCCGGCATCCTGATATGATTTTTATGTCTTTGTATCCTGCGTACTCCAGGCGATTGTATAGCTCATCTGAAAACTCTGTGCAGTCGAATAGGTTTATTTCATATTCGTAATCACTTGCTACGTGGTTTGCTATCTTCTCGAACATGTATTCTTTGTCTGATGATCCTTGGAGTTTGTCTCCTAATTCATCGTATATTGCGCAACCTGTAAAAGCACAACCGAGGATATAGCAGGTTATTACTGTTGCTTCTATTAGATTGTTTAGCATTTGTATCAACTCATTTTCTCAAACTGAATGCGACCTGTTCTTCAGGCGCACCATATTTCTTCAAGATAATGCATTTCATAGGCTTATATTTTATCAATACATTTCTATCTGACATTATTAATTTTTCTTTTTGTGGTCTCTTTAGGCGTTTTATTTCTATTTCACGCACACAGGCATCTTCTTCTGTTCCATATACATATTCAACATAGACTAATATCTTTCGGGCATCTGGAAATTTGTATTTAAGGAATTTACTGTTGCGCCCTTCAAAGTGTTCTATTGTTCTTTTTTTTATGCTGATTGTCTGGTCCGCATATAATATCTTAGTCTGACCAAAGAATCTTGATTTTTTGCCTCGATTATCAATTAGAAGCATATATACGTATCTCTCACATATCTTATTCCAGTAATTATGTTCATTTTCCATGTCTGTTCACCTTTATTTCTCGTACTATTTTTTTGAACTCATCCAGATTATATTTTCTGTGGAATGATCTGTTGAATACATTAAGTAATTGTAATTCGTTCATGCCCTGCGAAATCTTATTGGGTACTGATTGTTTTTGATTTTTCGAGCATTTTAATATGTTTTTTGTGTAGTGCTATCTCTTTATTGATTGCTTCGACATCAAGAAATTGCTTTTTGTATTCGTTTTCAGCCCATTCAGAAAAATTAAAACTACATTCAAGAGTTCTTTCTTTTATGTCTTTAAACACTGTTGAATCAAGACTTAACATTTTTGGAACCTTCATACCTATCTACCTGCTCATATCTCTGTAGCATTTTTAGAGATATACCTTCGTTTTTGTTGTTGTATAGGTTTAGAAATTCTATCATGTGTTCTGTCTGGTTTAGAAGTCGTATTGTCCTTGCACGTATTACTTCTTGTGCGTCTTTATACCAAATTTTATACGTCTTACCTATTTCCATACCTATCTACCTATCCTCTCTGTTGGATTTCAATATTTATATATCTTTCTATTGCAGTCATATATATGATTCGTTGTTTTATGTATATTTCTGCTTTGTATTTATTCTATATTTATGTTTTTTTCATATATATATACTATATATACATATCATATACATCTTGGCAGAAATATAGACTAAGCAGAAATGTATATGATTAGCGAAATAATATATAATTTGGTTGAATGAGGGGTCGTAATTATTTGGTTTGAATAGTTCCATAGGAAATCTTGGGGTCTGTCCCAAACAGCTAATTAAAAGAAATAATGCGCGTCATCCCGCAGTCAGCGCAAGCATATTATCTCCTGGTTACGTTGTTGTTGTCTTTCAAAGCCCCGCATAGTATATCAAATATATACGCCCCTGCTGCTGCGGTGAGTTCGTCTATGGGTATCCCTGCGCCGCTAACACTGAAGAATAACATTGTCGATGTCACACCTACGCGCACGACTGTCTGTGTGAGCTTCTTCCACTCGAACTTCGTTATTTCCCTATCTTCAAGCACCTTATTAGCCCATCCGGCAACCGACCTTAAGACGGCTACTCCTACAAATATTCCTGCTGCTTTTATTACTTCTATCTCTATCATTTTTATCGCCTCCGATAATTGATTATCAATAAAATTCCACTACCTGATAGCTCACAGTAACATTGTCATTTATATATCCTCTGCCGGCTCTTACTGTTGTAGAATCCAAAAATATTAATCTTATTATTACATCATCGGCTTCAGGTACATATATGGTCGCATGTGTTGTTGTGCTGCCTAAGTGCGTACAGATGCTTTTATTTCTATTTACAGACGTAATAGTGGCATCATTATTTGTGTCTCCGTCTGAGATTGTTATTTCGCCGCTTTGGTTTGATTTAACTATTCCCGGATAGAATTCAACAACCCCGAAATTAATAAACACTCTGTCTGACGTTGCGGCGGTCTGTCTTGTTCCGGTTATGGTTGTTGCGTTTGTCAGGACGATTTTAGGCATTATCTCATCCCATGTATTTGAAGTTCCCTCGCATGAGAACCCATTGAAAATCAACATGCTGTTTGCCGTGTTCACAGAGCTTATTGCCGCAGTTCCTGTTGTGGCGCCGTCTGCGATTGTTATTGTTCCATATTGGATATTTTTTACAACTGGCATTTTGCCGAAACTCAATCCCCCGAAGTTTATTTGTACCATTTAATACACCGCCATCGTTCCTGAAATCAAACTGCCTGTGCTCGTAACTAAGCTGCCGTTTGTCTGATACCAGAATACTTGTTTTATTGTACTGCCTATTGAAGTTCCGCTAAATATGATCTCAATAGGATTCTCATCGCCGTTATAAGAGCCGACAACTGTGTAATTATGATTCGGACCGCTTATTGTGGCTGCGGTTAGATTTCCTGCGCTGTTTGTCGTGTATGTCATGTCCTGTGTCTGCGGGAAATCAAATAGTCCGAAGTTCAATCTGCCTGTTATGTCGTTTACTCCGCTTACCCCTGTATTTCCGCCTGATGCGCCCGCAGTGAACATTGCGCCAGAACCGAATTTTTCATCTAATAATCCCATAATATCATCTCCTTATATTTTACGTACCACTTTTAGAAAATCTCATAGTTTGCTGGATTTGACATTCCAAATCGCCATTGAACGCGATACTCCCTATAACCTCTCTCATATACATACTGCCTGCTGTTGCAGCGTTGAACAGCCCGAATTCTGTCATGGTAGTACCACTTAATTCTGTTGAACTGTAATTTGCGATATAAGTTGTGTCTTTCGCTACTGTTAGGTCTATCGACGTCAACGCGTTTCTGTCGGTTTCCGTGTCTAGTGTTGTTTGATTTCCAGATACTGTAGAGCTGCCTGTGCCTATCCCTATATAACTTGGTATCGCGCCGGACCCGCCCATGACTAATGCGATTCCATTTATACCGTCATCCACTAAAGACATTTAACCGCCTCCTTTATTATCTTTTTTGTATTCATATCAATAACCGCCACTAGCCACCAAAACGCTACCAAGAACGCCTTGCGCTAAATTACCTACTCCTAATCTGCTTTCTGGACTATCTAATAATCCATGTTTAGGGGAATGAAATATAAAATTGTTTCCTATACTACCCGCCCACACTTCATAATGTCTGTCTACATCCACATATCTTATAGCGGTCTGTAGGTTAGTGAAGTTTCCTTCTAATGGACCGACTTCTAAGTTTCTGGTCTTTAGCATCTGCTCTTTTAATGTGTCTGTGAAGTCTGATATTTTTTTGTTCACTTCCAATGTCATAACTTTATTTGAAAGGTTATTATATTTATTGAACGAATAATGCGCAGATAGGATAGTATAAGTCTGGCTGTATATTCCGTGCCAGGGTAAATTCACTATACAAGTATTTCCCGGGTCTATATTTATAACGCCTTTTAGGTCTATAGTGCCTTGTATTTTAGGGTCTTTATTTTCAGCTAGAAATTTTGTTGCTTTGTCGTCTGCTTCTTCATAGCTTTTTATATTATCGTCTTTGATTATTCTTGTCTTCGGCCCATAAGCTGTTATGCTGGTTGCATCTTCCCTGAACTTAAGGATGGGTGTTGTCCTGTCGTATTCTATTGAGATTGGCAATGTGCCGCTTGAGGGGATATTGTCGCCTGCTGTTGTTCCTGAAGCGAACACTACTTGTTTATTGTAGAAATCCATTACATATTTTGCATCTTCTGTAGCTGGATTAGTCATGCCCAAAATCCCGCCCGGTTGTATTAATACGCTATGTGATGTTACTCTGGTATTATGCGGTCTGTCGGTCAATGTGAAAATAGAGCCTGTGCCGTCTGCTGCGAATGTCTCAAGATTACCTGTAAGTATCCTGTCACCATAAACCCAGACTTTATTGAATACCTCTCTATCTTCGGTTACGAACTTTGCGTTATAGATGCTGTTATTATCAAATGTCCGATAAGATGGTATTGATTCTTTCGATAAGAAATTCACGTCTTTGTCGTTATCAACAAAAAAGTAATAATCTGCCAGCTCTGCAAGTTCTTTTAGGGCCTCGAATATGTTTTTATGGTTGAACCCTATCTTTTCTATAGTGGTTCCTGTTGTTATGTCTATATTATTTGTAGTAACTACCCCTCCCGCATTGTTCTGGACTATTGTTCGCGCGATAATACCCGCATCTTTGTTTTTGAATATAACCGGCTCAACTGTCATGTCCTGTAATACTGCACCGTAGTCCCTGCCTGTTAGGGTTACTCTTTCATCTTCTGCGCTGCCGTTGAAGTTAATCTTTTCTATTATTCCTGTGAACAGTTTAGTAGTGGGGGGATCAGTACCTATATCTGCATAGATTATGACCTCATCGTCTAAATTGAAACTATCTTTTAGGTTGCCTATGAAATTATCAAAAACAGCCGTAAATGAAGAGGTCGCATTAAAATCTCCGATGCTCTTTTCTACATTAAGCTGATCTGTAGTAGAATAGGTTGTCCCGCCTATAGTAAGAAGAGTGTGTGTGGTTCCTACACTTGGAATGAAAGAAGGATGAAATTTAACCATCAGTGAGTCACCGCCACGATTTCTAATTTCGGGTCGAATTGAGATTGCAGGTTATTGAAATCCGCCCACGCCCAGATATATCCGGTCCCGCTAACCGCTAAATCGTCATAAATCAACTGGTAGCTGTCAGTTATAGCAACCGCATCATCATAATCGTATTCGTCATTAAGTTTCAGCGTCACCCCTGTGGTTGTCTCGTTAAGTTTAGCATAAATATCTATAATATAAGTCAGATTATTGTCAAGAGTGAACATTCCAACTGTCGAGGTCTGACCGTATGGCTCTATTTCTGTCTGGATTGGCTGATAGGCATAAAAATAGAATAATGTGCCCGTAGATTCTGTTATATCGAAATCACTTATTTCTGTATTAGTATATGGTAAATAGTCTATTGCGCCAGAATATAATGTATATGCCGTATCGCAAAAATCATCTTCGTCAAAATCCGCGCAAGTCTCCGAATAACCGGTTCCGTTAGGATATGCCCAAAAGTTACCGCCTATATTTGTTCCGGTTGAATATTCCCTTGTTCCTGTCTGGTTTGTTGTGTTGAGATATGCAGTACCGACATAATCCGCATTGTCTATATGAAAATTATCTGTGTTGTTGAATAGATTATTGTAGAAAGTATTGTTTGTCGCATCGGGTTCTGTCGGGTCTTCTACAATCTGAATGCCGTAATCGTCATTGTTTGTAATGGTCGAGTTTGCGAATATGTTGTCTGTCGAATTATACATCAGATATATTCCGGTGTCTGAATTTGAATCGTAGGTATTATTAGAGAATACATTATGTGAAGATAGTTCCATTTCTATTGCATCGTAATCATTGGAATTCGCTGTTACATCAGTGAAATTATTATAATCTGACAGATACATATACACGCCTACTCCATTTGAATTGAAAGTGCAGTTTGTTATGTTGTTATAGTTTGCGTATTCTATGTCTATTCCCGCGTGCGCCCAGTCAGTAACAATACAATTCTTGAGTGTTATGTTTGTCGTCTCTTGAGAATTACGATTTATCCATATAGCGTAATGTCCACTGCTATCATCTCCGTCTATAGTATTGCCCTGACAATCAAGAGTAACATGATTCGC